CTCAGGGTTCTGTGATATAACCTCATCGTTTAAGATAGTAGCAGGGCTATAGGATAGATTCTTCCACCCATGTAGTAGGTATCCTATTGTAGACCTCATAGAACTGACACGACTCTTGTCTCCTCCACATATATTAGTTATAAAAATTCTATAATCACACTCTTGTATTTCACATAAATTAAATGTTCTATCAATCACGTGGTCTTTCCAAACATATCCTCCTAAATCTAAGTAGTCAATCATTATAACTTTGTCTTTAGTAATCTTTACTGCACTATTTTTATAGTAGAGGTAAGCAGTATCTTTGTTGTCTTCTATAAAGTATACATCTATAGATGCTAGTAATGTCAAGAACTCCTCTCTAAAATATTTAGTGTGTTCTGCAAAGTAATTGTATACGCTATAGTCATCTACGCCCAGTAAATAGTTTAGTATAAAATCTTTTAATTCTTTTTCTGATGTGTGATCAATCAAATTATTTGTTACTCTTACAAATATATAACTCTTACTGCCCTCAGGATTAAACTTATAGAACCCATTCTCTTCTAAAAAGTTTTTAAATAGTATGTGTACTATTTTTATAGATCCTTTCTCGTTTTTAGTCCAAAATTTGTGATTCGCTTCTTCTTCTTCAAGTCTGTTAATCACATTGTCAGCTATACCGACCTCAATATTGGACTCTTCTAATTGAGATCTAATTTCTTTTTTTGATACTCCACGTTTTAATTTCTCCTTAACTTGGTTTATCCTATCATCATCTTGGTAATATTTTGTACCAAAATTCTGTCTGTGAGAATATGCTGATTGTATTGTTCTTTTAACCTCAGCTTCATTAAAGTCTTTTGTAGCATATCTATTAATAATATACTCAGCTAATGTTTGATTTATACCAAAGTCATTAAATGCTGCTGCTAAGATGTAGACATTATTATTCCTCTCTCCATCTATCATTCCGTACTTTTTCTCCCACCATTTGAGTAGAATCTCTACAATTTTATTCTCATCAGTGATTGGAATTGTAGGTAAATCTACATACTTTTTTACTTCAGAATACTCTTGCTCTTCTACCTCTTCCCATACACTTGATAGTTCGTTTATATGTATTAATGGGTCATATGATTCGTAGCAGACTCTTGAAACATTCTTTGATGTCTTGTCAAAATTAGGAGAGTCGTAATGCTTTTGTAACGCTAGGAAATAACCTTTATGGTTTGCAATATCTTTTGGAATCTTTACTAAAGCCTTAAGGCCTTCTCCACTAGGACTGACAAACACAGAGTATGCGTACTTGCTCTTGCATAGTCTTTCCTTTTCCTGAAGCAATTCTTTGTTGGATGAATATCCATCAAAATCTAGACAGATTAACCCACTATGCTGGTTTAAAGAGTTATCGTTTCTTTTTGTAAATTCCCCACTAAAACAAATTGCTGGTAATGATTGCTTTATTAAATTTCTTTTTGACTTGTCTTTTTCTAGTCTTATTTTTTTTACTAAATCTTTTGATTTTCCTTCTTGTATCCTTGTTAGTATTATGGAGACATCTACATAAAAAGGCTGAGAAGTGGATTTTATGTCCTTAAATATGGTTATTTTCATTAATTTATGTGTGTTTTATGTTAGTTTGATTGTGTGTAACTACTTAATAATCAATTATTAAGATTAAAATATGTTGAAATGTTAATAATATGATAAGAATGTGAAGATAATTAAATTATTTAAATAAAAAAAGAAAAGGGGGGAAATGACACCCCCCCATCTTTCAAACCTTGACCCCTTAAAAAGGTAAGTCTTGGTCTTGCTCTTCTACCTTTGGCGTTTCTGCTTTAGGCTCAGGCTTCCACGTATCAATAGCCACATAATGTGTTTTTCCATATTGATCAGCCTCTCTTTTCTTTTGAACAATTAATTTGATATACTTCTTTCCGTTGTACTCAAACATATGCTCTTTAGGAACATCAGTCAAACACAGACTCACTGCCACTTGGTCTCCATCAAACTTAGATATTCCACTTCCTACATAAATTTTGTCTTCCATATTATTTTATTTTAATGTTTTGCTCCAATTGATTTAGTGTTGCGATAATAATGTTTATTTTATCATCTGTACTTTCAGCAGACATTGGAACTTGAATCCACATACTTGTATTTTTTGGAGATATCACAATCCCCATCATTTTAGCTAACTTTTTAAAGAGTTTCATAAGCTATGTATTGGTCTATATCTTCTAACCCACCATCACTATAAAACTTAGTGTATATTTCAATAGCCTGTTGCACCTTTTCCTTTCCTCGCATTAAAAAATCTGCACTTGGATCGAACACACCTAACTGATGTGTGGTCTTATCTACAACATAAAAAGATAAAGGCATATCAAACAAACATTGATATATATAAGCCTGACTATCATAGTTATATTTCTTAGCACTATACTTGAAGTCTTTAATGTTAGAGGTTGTCTTAATATCTATAAGCCTTTCACTATTTACGCTAACTATATCAGCCTTACCCTTAAATTCTTGTCCTAAAATATTTTGTATTCTAGGAACTTCAAATAGGTTACCACTTTCATAAATAGCATCACAAAAGTCTAAGTTTCCTTTCATAGCATCTATACATTTCTGTATGTTATCTACTTCCGATTGCAACAGTAAAATATCCTCTTTACTTTCAAATACAGCTTCTTTATATAATTTGCTGTTTCTACTAGCCATATCTACAATCTGAAAGGATTCTAACTTCTCAGGCTCTAACATTGCAGTGTGGAGATAACTACCTTCAATCATAGCTTTGGTAGTTTTCTGTTCTTGTCTAAAACTCTTAGGGTCATTAAGCAAGGAGTAGATGTCTGAATTAGACAACCACTTCTTACCATATGTTCCATAATAGTCTGAGTCATTCTTAAGCTTAGTAAGAATAACATTTAAGTTATCGCCCTTCATTAAGATACGTGGTTAGCTAGTTCTTTCTTAACTCCAGTCTTAATACTATATTTAGTCTCTAAGTTTTTAATAATCTTAGGCAAACCTAAAGCTTTGTTCTTTGATATGTAAGACAAGACCTTAGTCCAATTTGTATCTCCAATATCTAAAGTCACAGTTTCCCAAGATTTTACTTTTGTATCCTTAGCTTTAACTATTGGCGTAGCTACTTTTACAATGTCCTCTCCTATCCATAAAGACAGTCCTAGTCCATGCATAGCTATTGCTTTTGCAGTTGACCTTTGAATGGTAGTGTTAACATCCATAGATGTTATCTTTTCTAGAGATATACTTTTGTTTCTAAAATCCATTACTGGTAGATAATCTATATGCTCCATTTCATTTACTAGGATACCTACTTTAACATAAGCAGTTTTACCATCAGTAAAAAAGTTTAATCCTGTCTCAGCACACTCATATACTATTCTTTGTGCTTGAGGATGCTTAAGCTTAAGCATTGACCAAGCATTTGCCCAAGATAAATAGTTAAAGTTGCCTTTTTTCTCCACCTTGTCTTTGACTGAGATGGATGCTAATTCTTTAAAAATGTTTACGTGTTTTTGCATTTCATTTGATTTTAATTAATTTATTATTGTGTTTTGAATATTTGATTAAGATATTCTCCCTTCTATTTTTCAGATTCTGAATGTGTTTGTCGTTTTTTCTTGTGTTAACCTCAATTTTCATTCTGCTTTCTATAAGGTCTAACTTATGTAAACAGTTATTCATTGCAGTTTTAATACAACCAACTTTCCATCCCTCCTCTAAAATTACTTTATACTCGTCCTCATTGAAGTCTCTAAAATAATCTCCTCCTTTAGAACAGTTTAAAATTTCTATGTGATTATTAAACTTTTGTAGCTTTACTCCCATATTAATTATAGTCTCTCCGTTTTGCAGCACTTGGTGGATTGCTGACTTGTCTAACAATGCTTGATTGTAAATGTCTTTTATACTATACATTCTTTTGGATTTTATCAATCATATGCTGGTAGTCGCTATCATTATCTATTAAGGCCTTAGCTTTCTTGTATCCATGTATTATTGTGGTAACGTGAACATCAAGTCCAGCTTCACTCATAAACCTTTGTAAGTAAGCTATTCTTATCGGTCTTTCCATACATAGATAGTATAACATTTGTCGAGCATCTACACTTTCTCTCTTTCTGCTCTTAGTAAATATGTCATCTAATTCTAGATGAAATTGTTGTGCTATAGCAGTAGCATAGTTATTAAATATTTCTTTCTTCATATTATTTATTTTCTTTTAGTCGTTCAATTTCAAATTCTAAATGTGCTATAGCCTTGTAAAGATCCTGCACAGGCGTATGATGTTTTCTAGAACTTCGTAAGCAGTACGTGACTGCCGTACCAATGTTGTATGTGCATTCAAAGTCTGTAACTACATAACGTGCTTGATAATTTCTATTCTTGTTTGTACCCACATAGTAATGAGGCACTCTTTCTTCTTTACTGTCTTTTTTTTCTTGTTCTAATTCATCAATTCTTTGAATTAAATTGTCTTTTGATGTTCCCATATTTAATTATATTTCGTTAATTTATATTTAGTCATATCATTATTGATACGAATTGTATTCTTTTTAGCCCTATACTTAGGAGTTATCTTTATTAGCCTAGAATTGCTCTCTTCCATACCACTATGAGCAAAGTAGTTATCTAACTCTATGTATATACTATTATGTAAATTCTTTAGGTCTCGCCTCTGAATTAAATCAGTGACAATGTGGTGAGGGTTATTCATTAAATTTGATTTAAATAAAAGAGGTAGATAGACAATAATAAAATTAAAGGATGTCTTTGAACACCCATAAAGTTAAGTGGGATTGTCCCCCTATCTACCTCTTTTTGTTAACAATACTAATAACTAATGCAAAACTATGCAAAAACTTCCAATAATCAAAACTTAGTTTTATTAATGTGTTCTCGCAAGGCTGATATACTTAATTGTTGTAACCATCTTATATACTCATAATTCGGTTTTGTTTTAAGCTTTTCCTTTAGGATTAAATCTTCTAGTTCGTTCATATTATAAAGTTTTAAATTAGTTATCCCCAGATTATCTGGTTTCTTAAGTCCCCAGTCTGATTTCTTGGAACTTGATGGTTGATGTCGTTCTCTCTACTATCAGATACGGACTGTAGTGCCTCTTTAATAGTCTTACCTAAAAAGCATTGAAGGTCATACTCTTCATAGTATCCTACTTTAAAAGTACCATCATCAGTGGTGTGTTCTGAACCTAAATAAGTAACAGTCGCATACTCTTTCCATAAATTTAAAGAGGTATCTGTAGGCACTTTATATGTCACAGTAGTACCATCAACAATTGGTTGCATCTCAATCTCATCAGAACTAAAAACTTTGATGTTTCCACTCTTGTCTATATAGAATCTAAAATCATCAGCAGCCCAGTCAGGCTCATCATACTCAGTTCGCTGAACACAGACTCCATCTTCAAAGTTCATCCACCCTCCCCATCCTGTTTCTTCTTCCCAAGTATAAGTAAAGTTAGGAATTTTTTTAGCAAGTAATTCAATTAGAGATTCATCCATCGTTGACCAAGCAGTTGTAAATCTTAGTACATCTCCATCCATCTCATTGTCATAGCATCCCCATTTAGTTCCCCAGTTATGAATTGACCAATCGTACCAATTGTTAAATTTATACTTATCTATTAGTACATCTGATATTTCTTTGTCTTTTTCTGTAACTATTCTATTTGGGGCAGTAGTATTGTGTAAATCTTCAGGCATTGGGACAAGTGACCCTGCTATTCCGTATTCATTTTTTGACATTTTTTCTAGGATCTTCGAATCTTCATCAGATGAAACAGTGATGAAACAATAAACGTGATTAGGCATAATTTTTAGTTTTTAGATTAATAATAAATTGATTTTCTGATATGTACTTACTTCTCTCAGACTCGGATTTGAATCTAAGTGTGCTACTGTCACTAAGATGATATACATAGTACATCGTTCTCTTAGCTCCGTTGGAAAAGATTAATTCTTTCCCTAATTTAATTTCATTCATAATTTACGTATTGGTTAGTAACACGAAATCCCCACTACTTTCGCAGTGAGGCACGTGTACTAACAACAATAATTAAAAGGGTTCTTTGCACTGTGGACAGATTCTGTAATCCTCTATCCAACCCACAACCTCATCTCCACAACAAGTATATTCTTGTGGATAGTTAGAATTAAGTCCGTATTCTTCCTCAGCCGACTCTATAATAACTTTGCATAAGTCAGTTGGTATCTTGCTCCTTTCGTGATTGTCTTTCAGTCCCTGTGTTCCAGTTCTACTACCACGTGGGGCTGATACGTGACAATCATCTCCATTCTTGCACATCACTCTTGGAGTCCATCCGAAATCATTAGTCCATATGTCTGTAGGCTTCATTCTTTCATCTCCATATTGACAATAGGTTATGGTTTCTCTTCTGTTCTCTATCTCGTTCCAATGTGGTGCTTTACGCATCTTGCCTCTAGGATTTTCTATGTACCAATTAAGCTGAGGATTCTTTTCAAGATAGAATTTAATAATCTCTATAGTTTTCTCTAAAATCTTGATGCCTAGCATATCAGCATTCTTAGGCTTAAATTCGTGGCCACTTACCCACTTCCTGCCGATACAAGCTACTGAGAAATCAGTACAGGGTGGTGATGCCCATATTACATCAGGAACATAGAATTCATCTAAGTCTCCTACTTGCATTTCGTTAAGTCTGTAGTCCCAGTCTAAAATGTCTCCTACCCAATTTGTCTTAGGATAAGCTACGTTGTCAACCGAGAATACTTGATGACCACGTGCATCAGCTACTTTGCCGATACTACGTGAGCCACTGAATAATTCTAATATCTTCATAATAATTTACGTGTTGGTTAGTACCACCAAAACCCCACTACTTTCGCAGTGAGGTAATGGTAGAATCAAAACAAGTTTCTTTATCTAGTGTGATTTTCAACAAATCCGTATGTATCTTTTAGATGTTGTAGGTTTATAATCTCCCTTCCTTCCAAAACATTCTTGGTTAGTAGGTTTTGAATCATATCAAACCCATTATCATATTTCTTAATGATGGTTGGTATTTTTTTACTTCCCCAACTTAGTAGAGAATATCCTTTACCTACTATATCATTAATCATAAGGCCTTTGTCATAGTCTTTCTTCTCTAAGTGATTGTTTAAGCACTCTTCTAATAAGATATCTAAAGGAGTAGTCCATTTGTATTTCTCATCCCATAAAGAGTCTTTATCAATAGTACTATATATATTGTCTATTCTATGGTTCTTGTAATCAGTGACTTGTAGTTCTCCACCATACGAGTCATCCCAGCAATTACATACTTTTACATTGTCAAACTTTATATCCCATTCTAATGATGGTGCATCGTGGCCTCGGCTCTCTTTAAAGTTTACTACTGTAACTCTAGTCATAAATTCTTTTCTTGTCATTTTATTTAATTTTTAATTAATGTTTAAGTGTTTTGGGTTGAAATTCTTACCATCTTCATACTCTAAGATAGCATATACATCCCCTTTGTTATCATATGCAAACTTCATTGCATCAGCCTTAGTATCGAACTCATAGTCGTTTTCTATGTAATCTCCACTATCAGTGTACTCTCGTAATTCTACTATATAACTCATATCTATTGTTTTTTTTAATTATTAATCCCAAACTATCATTCTCTCTCTACCAAACCTTAAGATTTCAGCAATTGAATGCTTAGAGTCATAGGGCATGATATTCTTAATATAGTATTGCTCGATATCTTCTTGTGATGGAACAGTTCTCATAAATAAGTATAATCTTATTATTTGTTCTGTAGTTAAATTCATAATATTATTTATTGGTTAGTACCACGAAAACCCCACTACGTTTTATAGTAGTGAGGTGTGGTGTTAATGGAATATCCATATGCTTACATAGAAGATAAAGGCTATAATGAGTAGCAGTAATAAGTCTTCTATAGTTTGTCTTGGATTCTCTTTAAAGGCTTTGATTAGTTCTTTAATCATAAGTGACTACCTCTCTCTTTAATATCATCTTCTATCTCATCATAGAAAACATCTAGTTTATCTGTCATATCATCTCCGTTAAGTATGATTTTATGTATCTCAATAAAATCTCCACCTTCATCAAGATGTGTGGTTGGTTCTTTCCAAAAGTCATAGCTAATTTCTAGCACGTTATTATCTGACAAGTCCCAATAGTGTACATAACTCTGTGGTGTCATAGTAGTTTTTTTAGTGATTAATAATTTACATTCTTCTAAATACTCTGCTAAATTCATATTGTATATTGTGTTACGAAATCAGACAATCCTTTAAATCCTACGAACTTTAAAGACTTCTGTATTTCAGTTGGACATTTGATTGTAGGTATGTTCTCATACTTGTCAATCATTATTAACTCTTGAGTTTGCTTTGCTAGTCCTTCAGAGTTGCTCTGAGAATAGACTGGTAGCCCTTCTACCAATTGTTGTACTAAATTCATATCTTATAATGTTTTGATTAAGACTAGCATCTCTGCTAGTTTCGGATATTGAATCCTCTTCAGTTAATCTTCATCTTCATACTCTACATACTCTATGTCAAAGTGGTCACATAGTCTTTCTTTATATTCTCCATCATCCATCCACATTTCTTCTAATGCTTCTAAGATGTCCTCATCCATTTGTATGATAGTATCTGTCTCTACATTAAGAATGTAGTTTTGTCCCTCAAAGAATTCCCATAAGGCATCGTAAAGCGAGTAGTCATCTAGATATACATTCTCTGATATATTTAGTGCGACTCCACTCTCTTTTAATGTATACATAGTACTTCCACAGGCAGAGTCCTCTGATTGAATATAGTAATCAGCAGTAGCACTCCAGTTGTCTTGAATTTTTATGTTAACATATTCGTATAAGAAATTTTTAAGTGTTACTGATTCTTTAGCAACACACGTTCCATTTGATTTTTTCATAATTGATATTTTATTTATTAGTATTATTTAGTTTGTCAAGTAACTCATCTGCATTTGTCGTGTCAATTACCTCTTCGTTAAGCATTGGTAAGTTTCCCCAAATTCCGATTGCTTGACATTCTGCTAGTATATCGGTACACGATTCTTTTATTAATTCTGTATCATACTTTTCATCATCCTCTAGGCCATCATTGATGTCTTGTACATCGTACATCTGTAAGTCTAGATTGTGTGCGATAATCTGTACTTGTTCTACAGTTAGTTCTAGGGTTACCATATTATGAAATACCCTGCTTTTCTTAATTGTTATCATCTTATTTATTTGTTTTGATTAGGACTAGAGCCTCAAACTGTTACAATGGCCAATTGCGTTTGCGACTCTAGTTTCGGATATTAAATCCTCATCAGCTAATCTTACATACTATAGAAGACAAAGGACTCTCCTCCTTTACCAAAGTCCATCTCGTGTCTCTGTAACCCTGTACCTCTACCTCCTTTAATGTCACACGTTGTAACCTTTACACTCACTCCATCCTTTAAATCCTTTACCTCACTCCATTCTCCCATCTGCACCAATCTACTCTTGTAGTATGCTGCCTTACTCGATAGATTGTTCTCTATCGCATTGTCGTATCTCTCTTTGAAATACACTGCTTTTGGTTTTCTCATCTTGTTGTTGTTATTGATTAATTTCTCCTGATCAATTTCTGTCTGTACTTACCCTCTACTCTAGTATTTGATAGTTTCGGATACAAAATCCTCATCAGCTAACCTATATGGTTAGGACTATCCGAGGAGTATTGCTGACTGCATTCATCTTGTTTTTAATGAGGTATAGGTTGCCCTCTCAATATCAGCGTTACTCGTTATGTCAATGTACTGGGTTGTGTTGCTCTGAAGTCCGTAGTAGGTTTACCCTCGCTGGGTAGTTGTTCTAGGGGTAGCCCCCATTTCCTCTCAACCTACTCACGAATTCTATGCAAATATACACTATTATATATAACCTGAGCATTAAATAGGTAAAACTTTAGTATAACTTGCTATGTTGATTTGTCATATCGTTCAGCCATATTGTCACACACTTAATACTCTCTATATCAATTGCTTTACAGTGGCTGCTACACTGTATAATGTTTCATCTAGTAGATGGGCGTAGGGGTACTATCTCGCACCTCGTGATGTCTGTATGTGATACGAACTCTGGGGCTAGGAGAACGCAGCTATGTGCGTATAGGGAAGCCTAGGGATACCCCCCCTAAAATAAAAAGTCAGAAAGTTGCAGAAAGTTTTTTGAGATTCAATTAAACAAATCAAATAAATATGACTTTGTTTTACAGCTATGACAACGTATAATGGCTAATAACCCTCAGGTTCGTGATGTCTAAAAAAATTTTATTACCTTTACAAAAAAAAATTATGGACGGACTAACTATAAAAAACGGAAGACTAATTAATAACAGACGTGATGGTGAATCAGGGTTGGAGAGAATGTCCAGGCTAAAGAGAGCTTACGCTAACGAGAGAAAGATAAATCAGATTGCTGAAGGTATGGAGCGTGCTGAATATAAAAAGAACTACACAAGTAAATTGTTCTAAAAAAAATTTTGTGTGTTTTGATTGATGGTAAAAAAGAGTATCTTGTGTGGGTACTCTTTTTTTTATGTTGATTTTATGTTGATTTTAATTTTCAATTTTTAATCTAACTAATTGATAACTACTTTATTATATTTTTTTAATGTTGAAATGTTAGAAAAAGTATAAAGTTTTAGAGTATAGAAAAAAAATAAATAAATAATTTGTTCCTATAGTTCAATTTTGATAAATAAATTTAACATTTTAACATAACGTATCAAATATTTTATATATTTGTTCTTAATCTAATACACTATAATATGCAATCAGAATCAGGATACATACCTAAGAACCTAGACTTTGGTCAGGACGGAAGACAAAAGTTAATCAACGGAATTACTGCAATATCGAAAGCAGTGAAATCAACATTAGGGCCACGAGGACGAACAGTCTTAATAGAATCCCCAGCACACACTAACGGAATTACAGTAACTAAAGATGGAGTAACCGTTGCAAGATCAGTAGCTTTATTAGATGCGGCAGAAAACCTTGCAATACAAATGATGCAAGAAGCAGCTAATAGAACAGCAACCTCAGCAGGTGATGGAACTACAACAGCTATTGTATTAACAGAAGCTTTAGTTTTAGCAGGTCAAGAGTATATAACTAAAGATACCAATGTAACTGAAGTTATAAAGTACATGAACGAGCTTACAGATAAATTCATTACGTTGTTAAAGAAGAACAGTAAGAAAGTAACTGGAGCAAGATTAAAAGATGTTGCAGCTATATCAGCTAACAATGACAAAGTATTAGGAAATATTATTGCTGACGCTTATAGTAAGGTGGGTATTGACGGAATAGTAACTGTAGAGAAATCTATGAGTGCGTCTACATATTCTGAAGTAACTAATGGTATTAAGATTGATAGAGGATATACTACTCCTTTGTTTATTAATAACCAAAAGAAAGACGAATGTATATTAGAAGATGTTAAGGTATTAGTTTGTGACCAGGAGATAAGCAACATACTACAAATAGAAAACATCCTAAAACCAATTATACAAAAAGGAGAGAAGCTTCTTATTATAGGAGAGTGTAATTCTAATGTAGTTAATACGCTTGCAGCTAATGTTGTTCGTAATGGATTAAAGTTCTGTAACATTGTACCGCCATCATTTGGATACAAGACTCACGAGCTAATGCAGGATATTGCATTGTCTATAGGAGCTAAATACTTCTCAGAAAAAACAGGAGATGATTTAAGTCTTATGACAGCTGAAGATTTAGGACATGCAGACAAAATTATTATAGGAAAAGAAAGTTCTGTTATAATTAAGAACGAAGAAATGTCTGAAGAAATCTCAGAAAGAATCAAACAACTAAAACTTCAACAAGAAAACACTACACACTTAGGTGATAGAAAGTTTATTAATGATCGTATTGCTAGTCTAGCAGGTTCGATAGGATGTATTTATGTAGGAGGTAATAGTGATATAGAACAAAAAGAAAAATTTGACAGAGTAGATGATTCAGTATGTGCAGTACGTTCAGCACTACAAGAAGGAATAGTAGCTGGTGGAGGAATAGCTTTATTTAGATTAGCACAAAAAAGAAAAGGGGAAAGAAGTAATGATGAAAACTATTTTGTAGCTTTATCTATTATGATTAAAGCATTAGAATCTCCATTAATACAAATACTTGTTAATGCAGGAATAGATTATAACACAGTATTAGAAACTTTAGAACACAGAAAAGACAATGATGGCTATGATGTTAAAAACGAAACATATGGTGACATGTATAAGCTCGGAGTTATAGATCCTTTAAAGGTAACTAAAGCTGCTTTAATTAATGCAGTGTCTGTAGCTACAACGATACTAAGTACTAATGCAGTTATTAG